TGGCGTAAACAATGTAGCACGTGATGTTATTGATGCTAAGATAGCAGCAGAGAAATTGCAAGAAGTAGCCACTATGGTAGACATGCGATTTGGTCATGGTACATGGAAGGGCATACTAGCTGAAAGGCAGAAGCGATTACAGGAAGCTAGAGAAGCTGCACTTAAAGCTAAAAAAGCAGCTATTCAAAGGCAGAATGAAATTATAGAAAACATAAAGATTACACTAATAATAGTTGGTATTGCTGTAGTAGCTGTAGGCTTTTTTATATTTGCTTTAACAGCTTCTGCAATGGCATATTCATTATTTACTTGACAAACATAAACGTAAGTGGTATAACTGTATTATGAAAAAACCTCAAAAGAGTTTAGCTAATTGGTCTAAGCAAGACTGGAGAACCAAGAGTGGCAAACCCTCTAAGCAAACAGGGGAGCGTTATCTTCCGGCATCAGCTATTAAAGCCCTCTCGTCTTCGGAGTATGCGGCCACCACCGCTGCTAAAAGAAAAGGAACTGCTGCTGGTAAGCAATTCGTCAAGCAGCCTAAAGCGATATCAAAGAAAACCGCGAAGTTCAGACGGGGAGCCTAATGCTTAATTTACTTATTGGACCTATTGCAGAAATAGCTGGCACATGGATGTCAGGCAAAGTAGAACAGACAAAAGCTAATGCACAGACTAAGGTAGCTAAAGCGCAAGCTGAAGCTGTAGTCATGCAGAAGAAAGCTACTGGTGAGATTGATTGGGACTTGGAGATGGCTAAAGGGTCATCTAACTCGTGGAAAGATGAGTGGCTGACTATCTTATTTAGTATCCCACTTATCCTAGCATTTGTACCCGGCATGGAAGATGTAGTAGCAAATGGTTTTGCAAGACTCAATGAGATGCCTGAATGGTATCAATACTCACTTGGAGTTATCGTTGCGGCTTCTTTTGGAGTTCGTAGTGCGACAAAATTCTTTGGTAAAAAATAATGGCAGCGCAGAAGATACTAGAGTGGAAATTGATTCCACGGCTGATGATGCTAATGATGTCAATATCCGCATGGAGAGTAGTGGAGTGGTTTATGACACTGCAAGACCCAACAAGTCAACAAGCGGCACTGGTGAGTGTAGTCACGGGGGCCATGACAGGTGCATTTGCGGTATGGATGAATCACGAGGGTAAAGAGAATGAAGTACAACAGACAAGACCTGATAGACAAGCTAGTAGTAAGCGAGGGTCTAAAGCTACAGGTGTATAAGGATACACTAGGAATTGATACTATAGGTATCGGCAGGAACCTAGAAGACCGTGGCATAACTAAAGAGGAATTGGATGATTTAGATATTCCTTCTATTGACCATGTGTATGAATATGGTATCACAGAAGCTGATGCGGTCTATCTAGCAGATAATGACGTACAGATAGTCGAAGAGGAACTGGTACGTGCGCACCCTTGCGTGGACAGTCTGGACGCTGTACGTCAGCTTATTGTCATAGACATGGCGTTTAACATGGGTGTACCTAGACTTAACAAGTTTAAGAATATGTGGGCAGCTATCCACGCAGAGGACTACCCAACTGCAGCAAAAGAAATGCTAGACAGTAGGTGGGCATCTCAAGTAAAAGGACGGGCTACTAAGTTAGCTAACGCTATGCACAACGGAGAATTTTAGATGGCTGGTAAAATTTATAAATCTAAGTATAAAGGCGAAGGTGGTTTATTTCATCCTGCAGGTACTTCAGGCCAAACATACAAAGGAAAGAAAAAGAAAGAAACAAAATTCCTTGACCCTTATAGAATAGTAAATCTTATTAAGAAGGCATTAGACTAATGGCACGACAACTCACCGACAAACAACAGACACTACTCAACGTACTCTTTGAAGAAGCTGGCGGTGATTTGGTGCAAGCAAAGAAACTGGCAGGATATGCTGACACTTCTAGTACTTCAGAAATTGTTAAAGGTCTTAAAGAAGAGATACTTGAGGCTACTCAAATGTACATGGCACGTAATGCGCCGAAAGCTGCGATGGCTATGGTAGGTGGGTTGCATGACCCAACTGAACTAGGTATACGTGATAAGATGGCTGCAGCGAAAGAACTACTTGACCGCACAGGTTTGGTTAAGACTGAAAAGATGCAGGTAGAAGCATCAGGCGGTGTTATGCTTATGCCGCCTAAAGCTGTAGTGGAAGACGATGAGTAGAAGCATAGGCAAGTGGAAGCTGCCACAGCCAACAGATATTAAAGAACAGAACGAGTGGGTAGCTATACCACGTATTGCACGTACAGTACCATTCGGATACAAACAGGATGAAGCAGACCCCGACCTTCTGCAACCTATACAGATTGAATTAGATTTACTTGAGAAGGCAAGAAGCCACGTAAATCAATACAGTTATCGTGAAGTAGCAAACTGGCTCAGTACACAGACAGGCCGCTACATATCCCATGTAGGGTTAAGGAAAAGGTTAGCTAATGAGCGAAGACGTAAGAACCAAGCTACAAGCATCCGCAAGTGGGCAGAATATGCGGAAAAGGCAATCGCCAAAGCGAAAGCCCTTGAAGAAGAAAGAACAGGCTCCAGAGCCAACGGTTGAGATACAACCGATAGAGTATGAAACACAGGCTATAGAAGAGACAGCTAATGTACTCTTTAAGCCTAATCCCGGCCCACAGACAGACTTCTTAGCTGCAGCGGAACGAGAGGTGTTATATGGTGGAAGTGCTGGCGGGGGTAAGTCCTATGCTATGCTCTCTGACCCACTACGCTACATGGGGCATCCCGCATTTAGTGGGTTGCTTTTGCGACATACAACAGAAGAGTTAAGAGAACTCGTATTTAAGTCGCAGGAGTTATACCCAAAAATCTGGCCCGGTATTAAGTGGTCAGAAAGAAAGATGCAGTGGACTGCGCCATCTGGGGCAAGGTTGTGGATGTCTTATCTCGACAGAGATGATGATGTCTTGCGTTATCAGGGTCTAGCGTTTAGCTGGATAGGATTTGACGAGTTAACACAATGGGCCACACCATACGCATGGAATTATATGCGGTCTCGTCTTAGGTCCACTGCACCAGATTTGCCAATTTATATGAGGGCTACGACCAACCCCGGCGGCAGAGGTCATCATTGGGTTAAGAAGATGTTCATTGACCCCGCCCCTTATAATAGAGCCTACGATGCAACCGATATTGAAACAGGAGAAGTTCTTAGATACCCAGCAGGACACGCAAAGGCTGGAAGACCTTTATACAAAAGAAGATTTATACCCGCAAGACTTTCTGATAATCCATACCTTGCGGAATCGGGTGATTACGAAGCCATGCTTCTCTCTATGCCAGAGCAACAACGAAGACAGCTTTTGGACGGAGATTGGGACATCAAAGAAGGCGCGGCTTTTACTGAGTTTGACCGCAACATTCATGTTGTTGAGCCTTTTGATATACCTAGTAATTGGGTTAAGTTTAGGGCTTGCGATTACGGTTACGGCAGCAAGTCTGGCGTTGTCTGGTTTGCTGTTGCACCTAATGAACAACTTGTGGTATATAGAGAACTCTACGTATCTAAAGTCCTTGCCACAGATTTGGCAGATATGATACTGGATGCAGAGGCTGGTGATGGAAATATTAAGTATGGTGTTTTGGACAGCAGTCTTTGGCACAAGCGTGGTGACACTGGTCCTTCTCTTGCGGAGCAAATGATTATGAAAGGCTGTCGGTGGAGACCGTCAGACCGTAGCCGTGGTAGCCGCATATCAGGTAAAAACGAAATACATAGGCGTTTACAAGTAGACGAATTTACAGAGGAGCCAAGACTTGTTTTCTTTAATTCTTGCACAAATGTCGTGTCCCAATTACCCTCCATACCGTTGGACAAGAAAAACCCGGAAGACGTGGATACAAATGCTGAAGACCACTTGTATGATGCGTTAAGATATGGTATAATGAGCAGACCGCGATTTAGTATATTTGACTATGACGCTCGTGGTGGACCTAGAAATAGTATGCCAGTTGCAGACGCAACCTTTGGATATTAAGGATATATTATGAACGATGACGATATGATGATTGAGGACGATGCAATTGCATTGGAAGATACGGATGATACTGTAGTAGAAGACGCAGATGTATCTTCTATTATTCCGTTTATTCAAAGTCGCTACCTACGTTCTGAAGATTATCGTGAACAGGATGAGAATAGATGGCTACGTGCCTATCGTAATTATCGTGGACTGTATAGTAATGATGTGCAGTTTACTGAAGCTGAGAAGTCTCGCGTATTTATTAAAGTAACTAAGACTAAGACATTAGCAGCTTACGGTCAGATTACTGATGTACTGTTTGCTAATAACAAGTTTCCTCTATCTATTGACCCTACAGGATTACCTGAAGGTGTAGTAGAAGACGTACACTTTGACCCTAAAGAACCAGAGCAAATGCAGACTGACCAGAATGTTAGTCCTTATGGTTTTGCTGGTGATGGTAGGGATTTAGAGCCGGGTGCTACTGCTACTACACTAACTGAAAAGTTAGGTGTAATGCAGAATAAACTTGAGCCAGTACAAGATAAATTAAAAGAAGGTCCGGGCAAAACACCTACAGCTATTGCATTTAGCCCTGCAATGATTGCAGCTAAGAAGATGCAAAAGAAAATACATGACCAACTAGATGAGTCAGGTGCAAGTAAACACTTACGTAATGCTGCATTTGAAATGGCACTGTTTGGTACAGGTGTAATGAAAGGTCCATTTGCTATTGATAAAGAGTATCCTAATTGGGATGAGGATGGCAACTATGACCCACTATTTAAAACAGTACCACAAGTATCTCATGTATCAGTTTGGAATTTTTATCCTGACCCAGATGCGAACAACATGGATGAGGCGCAGTATGTAATTGAGCGTCACAAGATGTCACGTACACAGCTACGTAATCTCAAGAAGCGTCCATACTTTCGTGCGCAGGTAATTGATGCTGCTATTGCACAAGGCGAAAACTACGATAAGAAGTATTGGGAAGATGACCTTTCTGATTACGCGCCTGAAACAAGCATTGACCGTTTTGAAGTTCTTGAGTATTGGGGTATGGTTGATATCGAAATGCTTGAAGAGCAAGAAATTGACATCCCAAAAGAACTAAAAGAGTTTGATGAACTACAGGCTAACGTATGGATTTGTAATGGTATGCTATTGCGTATGGTTCTTAATCCATTCAAGC